TGAGCTGATTTTAATGAGTCGGCTTTTTGATATTTATTCCATCCCATTCTGCTTGTTTTAATATCAATAATATCAATAGTATTAGTAGGTTTATGTCGTATAACTAAATCCATAAAGCCATACCAATATACTGACTCATTTTTTGTAGATGCTTGTGTACATAATTCCATTTCAATACCTAATAATTCGTAGTCACGACTTGAAAAGTATTGGCCTCTTCTTTTCTTAAACCATTCTAATATAGCTACACCATCTTGATGATACTCTGCTAATTGTAATGGATTCGAAAAATGTTCTCCGTCTTTATCAGAAACACATTTGCTATATTCAGTTTTAATATTATCCATTAACAATGCTGACAAATCTATACTATCAGCTCTTTTAACAGAATCGGTATACATAACCGTTAAATAATGTTGAAACGTTTCGTGAAATGCCGTACCAAATACAGTTTCTATAGAAGACGTAAATGGAGCTAATCCATCTATATATGCAAGTTTCCAATTCAATGGACAACGCTCATACATACTCCATTGAGAATATGATATTCTTCTAGGCACCGACTTAGGGTCTCGTACTGCTAGTTTATATATTGGACTAATATAGTTTACGCTTTCCTTACTCATTACACGTTTTATTTATAATATAAGGAAATTATTAGTATATACCAAATTCTATTCAGATATAATTTATGATTTTTTCTTGAACTTAATCGGCCATTTCCATCCGACATTAAGCACATGTATATATTCACCTCGACCGGATTGACCTGTACCCATTTCGGCACAAAAAGTAAAGAATCCTAAATCATCGATTTTAATGTGATACTGTGCATATAGCATAGCTGGTCTAAATCTCACACCTAATATGATACTAGCATTTTCAATACCACCCATATCATAATAAGATCCTAAACCTATTTTTGCAGTCCATATATCGGGAAAAGAAACACCTGCTGATATGTCAATTAAACTATAATCACCAAAATCTGATGTTCGGCCGATGCATAGTGAAGTAAATGGAAGATTACTAACCTCCCAATCATCAATAACACCTATACCGGTATTTGCTTCTACGTATATTTGATTATCCGGACGAAATTGTCTTGTTTGTCCTAGGAGGAGGGTAGGGGCTAGTAGTAATACTAATAGTATGCGTTTCATATCTATATCTCTTTGTCATATTTAATGTAAATTAGTTGTAAATTTATTATAAATATAGAACTCTAACGCATTCCATTAACAATTATTGAAATTCTTTTAGATAGATATCGATTACGTCTTTTGTTTTTTGTAAATCCTGTTCAAATTTGCCTTTTCGTCGGCATCTTACAATTCGTTTAAGTATGTCAAATTCATATGCATTAAGCTCCCACTCAGTTGCAAATTTATATAAACTGTCTTTGCCTGTATAATGTTTCTGTGTGTGTATTGTGTCACCTTCGAAATCAATTGTTTCGCCTTGCTTATTTACAAACATTTACTTTATTCCTTTCATCATTTTTTTCTTCTCTGCTGCAGTATACCCATATAATGATAGTATACGATCACAAGAATCTTTATTCAACAATTCTAAATATTCAGTAGATTCACTTTTGCTTACCTGATAATGATCTGCTAATTGCGTAATTAATTTTGGGTCATACTTATCAGACTTTTTGCCTTTAACATATTTTGCAAATGCTTTGTTATTAGGAAGCAGATCATGATACAATTTATATGTGTCTCTGGGTTTCAATTGACCTATAGTATAACACTGAAGTTCATTGACAAGATCTGTTAACTCCATTCTCATTGATAGCCAACGATTCACAATAAATGGAGAGAACTTTTTTTGCTCTACATCAGTCCATTTATTCCAAGCTTTCTTTTTGCTTGTTATACCTCCAATAAAATCAAATATTGTTGCCATTATAAATTATATTTTTTTCGCCATTTAGCTTCAAAATCCGGACCCATTCCCATTTCTAATATTATAGCATTTTCTGGGATACCAACCAATTTTTTTGCTGTTAATATATCATCGATACTCTTACGTTTATATGTTTTAATTTTTGTCTTTGCATTGCTGCGATTACTTGTTTTAAAAACTAGAGTAATTGTTCCCTTTAAGATCTTATCTGCCATAATCTTTTTATTATTAATTTAGGTTTAAACTGTATTAAACTTTCATGATTTGCTACAATTATATCAATTAGATTAATATGAGCAAAATGATCTGGACATAGTCCTATTACATGTAATACTTCGTGCATATTATTGATTTGCGTGTTCCAATTGATTTTCATTGAATATATGTAATAATCCAAATTCATCCATTTCTCCTACAATTCGAATATCTCCTTTAAGGGTTTGAAATACTCCTACTATAGTACATGGAAATGCATATCCTTTTGGTTTTACTGCTTTGTCGCCAACTTTAAATTTACTTTTCATTTTAACCTTATATTTCATTCATAATATTAACAAACATAGCCATTATGTTTATTTCTTTGTCTACCACCGTAGCATCTTTAAACTGTGCTTCTGCAATAATCAATATAATTGCAGCAATATGACCTGTAGCAAACTCTTCTAAATTATCATATAAAAATGTATATAAAGGTGTAAAGTCTTTTACTTTGCTATCTGCAATACATTGTCGTATTTTATTAAAGGTTGCTTTTTTGTCTTTAGCTGTTTTAAGCATTTCCAATACCTCGGTCATATAATTTGCTTGTATTGCACTAGCTTTGTCTAATTGCAACACGCCATCTACCACTGAAGCTTGAGCAGCATTGATTGCTCTTCGTATATCCGGATATGATGCATTGATAATTGCTGCAATATCCTGAATGTCGTATGTAACCCCTTTTTGTTCTAACACCGTAACTAATCGCTTTGCCACATCTGTTTTATTAGGAGGTGTTATTGCAAATGTCTGACATCTGCTTTGTATTGGGTCGATAATCTTTTCTACATAATTACATGTTAATATGAATCGAGTAGTTTTGCTATATGTTTCCATTAGGTTTCGCAGAGCTGCTTGAGCATTAGGTGTCAAATAGTCTGCTTCATCTAATATCACAATCTTCCAACGTTTAAATCCTACAGTTGATGCATAACGCTTAATCTTGTCTCGAACTGCATCTACTGAGTTTTCGTCTGATGCGTTAATATACATCATATCAGCATCCACACTACCAGCAATAATTTTTGCTAAAGTTGTCTTACCGGTTCCAGCTGGTCCAAAGAATAACAAATGCGGAACATCCCCATTCTTAATGAATATCTTGACTTTGTCAATAATATGCTCATTACCAATATATCCATCCATTGTGTCTGGGCGGAAGGATTCTACCCATAATGTATTTTCTGTTACTCCAAACATAATTTATTTATTTATTACCTGTTGATCCAAATCCGTGTTCGCCTCGTTTAGTACCTGTTAGACTTGTTACTGGATTCCATTCTATTCGTTCTACTTTGTTCATTACCAATTGACCAATTCTTTCTCCTTTTTGCAAAAAGACTTGTTCTTTTCCATGATTAATCAAGATTACTCCTATTTCTCCTCTATAATCTGCATCTATTGTGCCAGGACTATTCAATACGGTTATTCCTTTAGACAAAGCCAATCCGCTTCTAGGTCTAACTTGAATTTCATATCCAATTGGAATTTCAACGGATAATCCTGTTTTAACTAACAATTTATCACCCGGATTGATAGTGGCATCATGATTAGATCTTATATCACAACCAGCCGCAGCTGCGGTTTCTGCCATTGGCAATTTAATGCCAGCGTCTTTTACTACTACGTTAACTTGCATATTAATTTTGTAATTGTACTAACCAATAATTGGACTCAAAATCACTACCATCAAAGTCAATTCTTGATAATCCTTGACTCGAAACATGCATTGTACCTTTGTCGCCTTTATTAGCAACTAATACTTCCTTGAGCTTATCAGCACTAAAACATATTGGCTCTAAATCACCTTCAGAAGTCGTACCAACAGAAAATGTAATGTTGTCTGAATTAACGGTTGAATAGTTAATAATAAATTTAATTTCTCCATTGACTACTTGCACTGCAAAATTCTTAGCATCTGGTAATGCATTTTTTGCTTTGATAAATTTTGTCACAAATTCATCGTCTATTGGCAGAGTCACTTCATATGGTGGCTCAGCATTGATAGCGGGAACTGCAGGAATAACGGTTGTGTCTGCTAACATGAAAGTTGCTTTAGTGCTCCCTTCGCTAATCTTCATAGCATAGTTTTTACCGGCAGCATCTTGTACATCTATATTGATGTTTTCGCCAACTGCAGACAACATTTTCATCAATGCTCCTGTATGATTGATACCCAATTCTCCCTTCATAAAAGGAGTCGTTTTCCATTGCAGTTTCCCAACCACAGTTTGATCCATGTCGATAAGTTCACAACCTACCCCTGTTTCATTTTCTTTTAATATTACCGCTTCGCAATTACCTGCAAGATAATAACGATTGATAAATGATTGTAATTTACTTTTTTCCATTGTATAACCTAATTAAAATTTAAAAAATTTCTCGAATTGTTTAGCATCGGTAGTTGATATACTATCTCCACCAAATTTCTTGTATGTCTTTTTATATGTTGCATATACATTCATTGCATTGTCTGGATCTGCGAACATTTCGTGTAATGATAGTATAACATTAAATAATTCCTTTGGAATAGCCGTTTCTAATAATTCAACATGATTATGTGTCAATTTATTAATGTCTTTAACAATTTCACAATACAGATGCGTATTATGAACTACCATTCGGGGCATTCCTTCTTGTGAATATCTGTCTAACCCAGTTGCTGTCTGTCCTCCTAAGTATTCATATGTAAAGTCTTTACATGCTGGGCAGTCAATACTACAAGGAACATGTTTAGTTTTGTCAATGCTTATTTCACCGTCTTTGCCTTGTTTAACATGAGTCTTTCTGCGATACTCAGCATTCTTTGGAAAATACAATTCAGTGAATGTCTGTGTCTTATAGTTGCCAGAATGAAGATATGTTCCAAATACTGGATATTGACCTGGTGAAGATGAGTCAGACATCAATTGTATGCGATTGTCTGTCAGTTTATTCAATAACTCTTGCAAGGTTGCTAATATAAAGAAATCTGATATTTTGCTTATTCCTAGCAAATGCACATATTCTACATGTTTCTTTTCAAATTCTCGTTCTTGAAGCATTAGTGCAATTACATACATAAAGTCTACTAATTTTTTAGGACCTCCTATACACCAACCTTTAAAGTCAAAGTCTTTGAACTTGTGATACCATTCTTTATATTCCTCACTAAATGTACCTTGAATAACATTTAAGAATTTTGTCTTACCACTTTGATTTTTTTCAAACCATTTAAAATTGTCAAATGATATATCCATTGAGTCTTGAAATCTATTTTCAAATGTAACTCTAGGTGGTATATCTAAGTTTGCGGCTACATCACTATTAGCTTCTAACCAATGAAATATTTTTTCACGAATTGTGCTATCCCATTTAAGAGCACCAGTAGCAATCTGGAATCCTCCTGAGTCGCCAAATACAAATGTTTCGTCATCTAATCCCAATTGGTCACGAAAATCCATTTTCTTGTAATGATGTCCTGCTGTTACCAAAAAATATGGATGTCTCCACTTTTCAGGATATTCTTTGCTAAAGAATCGCATCGTAGTGCCATCTTCAAATTTAGTATCCTTTTTAAATGCAGATACCATGCTACCCGCAGATAATGACGGTATATATAAAAACTCTTTTCTATCCATTCTGTTCCTGTTCTAATAAATGTTTACAATATGCTTCTTCATGCCACACATTGATTTCTTTGTCATAGTCATTTGCTATAATATAACCTTCCATCTGTCGACCTAAGTCTGATACAATTGGAAATCTCATAGTTTGAAAGTTATTGCCTCGTTCAATAACATGATCAAATGTCTTTAAGCAGTCATTGACATCAAATGGTTGATATAGTTTGTCTTGTGGTATAAATTCCGGGAATGATCTAAAATTAGGATATACAACATCACAACCAAACAGAGTAGCTTCTAGCACTGTCCAAGAGACATAGTCTTGTAAAGCTGAATTAAATTGTATACGAGCCGTGGATAATTGTTCGTAATATTCTTGTTTAGTTAAGTTATGCATACAAACAAATCTAGGTTGACGTTTTTCTAGCTCATGCATTGCTCCCAATACCCCCGGCAACGAAGATTTAAATTCTTTACCAGATGTGGTAACGTGCCATGTCCAATTAGGATTATCTGCTAAAAATGCTTCTGCTACTTCAAGCATAAAAAACGGATTCTTTTCTTTGTCTAATCTACTAGAATATACAACAGTATTTTGTCGTTGATCTAATGGATTGTACTTTGGATTCTTATCTAATGCCATTTCTGCATGTAATGGAAGTGAAACAACGTGTATTGGTGCTTCAAATCCTGCTTGTCTGAGTTGTTCTTTATGAATAGTAGAACCTACAAATATTCCTGTCATTCGTTTGTCTAATCCTAATTCAAAACCACGCATCCATGAACGCATTGGATACACAAAGTCATA